TTGATTTTAAAGCAGCTTGTGCAGAACTACCAGGAGCGCCAGCAAAAGAATTTGTAATTAATTTAGCAGTAGTGTTGCTAGAATTAGCTGATGCCCAAGTCCAAACAGCATTATCAATTAGGATAACTTGAATACCATTACCTAAAGCACCTGGATATCTTGCAGCAAACATACCATAAACAGATTGCTGATAATCGCGGAAGCTAGAAAGATAATGTTCAGAATTTCTAATCTTAACACCAGAATTTGCAGAAAGAACTGCTACGATTGTAGTAGGTAATACGACAGCTCCAACACTTCCCTGATTAGCTGCTGTTATCGTAACTGTAGGAGCAACTGTATAACCAGAACCACCGTTAGTAATTCTAATTTTTGAAATTGCTGATGTTGCTATAACAGCAGTAGCTATGGCATTAACACCGCCAGAAGGTGCGTTTGTAATTGTAACTGTAGGAGCAACTGTATAACCAGAACCTTCTTGACCAGAAACTAAAGCAATTGATACCACAGCACCGCTACTAATAGTAGCAACAGCTACGGCTCTTACGCCACCTTCAACATCTGGTGCACTAATTGTAACTGTAGGAGCAACTAAATACCCAGAACCACCAGTACCAACTGTGAAACTTGTTACAGCACCACCAGCAAGAATGACTGTTCCAGTTGCTGTAACACCACCAGCAGTTTGAGGTGCACTAAATGCAACGGTTGTTGCATGTCCTGGTTTAAAGCCAGAACCTGCAGTTGCGAATGTAACGTCTAAAACTTCGCCTCCAGCAGATGAAACTGCATTTCGAAGACCTGTTGTATCAACACGATTAACAATTAAGTTATTTGTATATGATAAAAAGTTAGCAGCCGTGAAAAAAGACTTAAAGTTTGAATCGTTAGGCTTACCAAAACGAGCTACAAGAACATCTTCCGAAGTAACTGTAGTTGGTTCAGATACGGGACCCCACGAAAACACACCGGCGCAGGCACCAGCGGAAGTAGAAACTGCAGGGATAATAGATGAGAAATCTTTCTCGATTACTGTTACGCCTGGAGAGAGAGCAAAAGGCATTGTGGTTCTCCTTGAGAGTTTATATTATATGGTAAACAAATCAGCTTGTCTACTCTATTTATTATTTGAGTTATTTGAGAAGTTCCAAGCCTTCTCGCACATCTGTGTGTTGTCCATCATAGAAACCAAAAGGAGTTAATTCCTGTTCAATCATTTTCATTTGGTTTTCGTAAATCACCTGTCTAATATTTATATAATTCATTTCTTCTTGTATGGCCCACGTTTAGAACCAGTTCTAGATCAAACTCTTTTACCCATATGGTTTGAATATTATCACCATGCTTCTTTATATGACGCTTCCATAGTACACCAGATCCATTATATGCATACGGATCTTTCTTTGAAGTTTTTCCAAAATACATCATGCCAGTTTCAACATGACGTTTAATGTAAAGATGCGTTGTCATTTTAATAATTCTAAACCCTTGTGATTTTCTAAACTTTGCCCATCATCATAGAAACCAAAAGGAGTTAATTCTTGCTCAATCATTTTCATTTGGTTTTCGTAAATCACCTGTCTAATATTGATGTTGCTGAGTTCTTTAAAGTATGAATTGGTAGTTGCCCAAGAGAATAGAATGAGTGGCATAATTAAATCATCATGATACCCTTCATCTGCTTCATATGAATTCTTAACTTGAATGAAAGTAGATATTTCAGAAATAATATCAGCATCTGGAATTAAAAGCTTTTTCTCTTCAACTAAAGTTTTAAAGTTAGAACATCCAATTCTTTTCACACGTTTATCTGTTACTACGCCAAACTGAGTACGACCACCGCCAAAACCACCCGAGATTACTTGGCCATCTCCAGATCTATTGACGAATACCATATTTTCATACTCATATTCATTATAAAGAATGTCTGCAACTTGCTCAGACGAATTTATTTCGATTAAAACATATGCTTTATTGTATTCTGTTGCAATTTTATATATTACAGATGGATATAACAGTGGACTAATCTTGTTGTCTCTATATTTAGCAACAACTCGATACGGCATTTCTGTCATATCAACTACTACAAAAGCTGAATAATCTCCTCCAATACCCTTTGCAGTATCTGCAATTAAACAATAAGATCGTCCTGGAGTATCTATATTTTCAATTACTGGTTTATCATATATGTCGAGGCCGTCTTTATGATAAACGATATCACCAGGAGACATTTGAGAAATTGTATTAGACGAAATAAGCGTAAAGCTAGAACCTAGAAACTTACATAATACTTCTTGGTTAAACTTAAGATCACCGAGGAGTCTGTGTTGATTATCAGCCCATGCTTTATCTCTTCCTGGAATTTCAGAATAAGGAATGAATAGAGGAATGAATCCATTTCTTCCATGCTCAGCGTCATTCCAAAATTTCCAGAAATGGTTATATCCTAAAGGAGTAGAACTTAACAAAATCTTTGTATCAGAACCAGATGAAATTGTTGGGTAAACTGATGCAAAGAAAGCTTCGGCAATACTATTTGGAATAATTGACGTTTCATCAATATACAACATATTGACTGTTTTACCACGAATACCAGAAGTTGTAGTAGCAGACGTAAACACCTTTGATCTATTTTCTAATTCTACGTCACCTTTATTCCAAGTCACAACACCTTGTTGCATCCACTTTGGAAGTAATTCATACATGATTTGATAACGATCTAATACTTCTCGAGCTGCAGAAGCTTTATGTGCTAAAATAGCAACTGTTTTTGCTTCTTGAAATAATGTATACCAAAGAATGTACGCAGCAGATGTAGTAGTCTTACCTTGCTGTCGTCCTTCCATAAGGATAACCATACGGTTCCTATGGATGATATTGATCTTATTGACTTGGCATGGATATAATTTAAATGGTTGTAAGCCATCATCGAGTGTAACGATTTGACAATAGTTATTTATGAAGTATATAGGATCTTCTGCGCATTTAACATATTCTTCAAGTTGTTCTTGAGTGAATGATATTGATTGCCCTGCTGCTTTCAGGTTTGAATTAGAATTATAAAATTTTAGTTCATTACTCATTAGATATTCTCAGTCCAATTATCTGTTATAACACCAGTAGTAGGATTACCTTCTGCGTCATGATTTGCGTATATTGCAGTATCAGTTATATTATTAACATCAATAAGAGTATTAGTTATAATCTTACCATTAACAACTGGTCCATAGAAATTAGCTTTTAACGTAAAATTCATTGTATATGTTACAAATCTACGTTGATTAAAGTCTCCATCATAATCGTCTTGAATACTTACACCTTGAAGAATAATAGGAATGTCTATAATAATATTACTCTCTGGCACACCCTTTAAACTTATAGTGTACTCTGGCGTAAAAACTGGAAATATTTGTTCTACGATTTGAAGAGCGTCTTCTTGTGTTTTAGTTAAACAATAAAGCGATATGTCAATATTATATGGAACAGGTGAATATGTCTTTGTCATATTACTATCACCATCGCCGCATGTTACAAAACCCATCCTATTCATTTTACGACCAGCATCATAATTCATTCCTGTAATCTCAAATGATAAACGAGGAAGAGTAGTATATGTGTGATTATCTAGATTAGGATCTTGTTCTATTCTAACGAGCCATTTTTCTTTAGGCGCATATGCTATCGGGACAGCAATAGTTTGTATTGTTTCGTCATCCATTTTCCTATTGATGCGAATGTCACTAAATAGACTACCGAATGCAACGATAATCTTTCGCGTAATTCCATGATAGAAAATATTATTGTTTAACATAATTAGCTAAGAGAACCACAGATTACACCACCTGCATTAAATACTTTAACTACTGCTGTGCCAGAAACTGCAGCTAATGTTACCGATGTCACACTTGCTGCGCCACTTCTACTCATGTTTACACCAGCAAAAGAAGCGGCAGTTATAGAAGCAGCAATATTAATAGTTTTAGCTGCAGCATTAGTATTTCTTAGATAAAGCGTAATATTCCTACCATCAGTTAAGTTAGCAATATTAATAGTTCGTGCTGTTGCACTAGCACTCTGAATATATGAATAGAACGCCAGTGTATTAGCAGTGAGTGTAACATCTGCATCAACAACAGATGTTGCGCTATTGGTAACTAAATCTACGTATGCTCCACTGAATATTAATGGCTTATTAGTTAAATCGTTATAGCTTCCACCAAACAATACGGGTTTATCGGTAAGCTCACTATAAGAAATATTTTCAAATAATAGTGTAGTTCCTGTTGTCTTAAGTACTTTTCCAGCTTTTCCAGTCTGAGAAGGAATCTGTATGTCTGCATTTGAAAGAGCATATAACTCTGTAAAATTGCTATTTGCTTTTACAAAAGCAGCGCGTAACGTATCCCCAGTTCGAGTATTTACTGATGTTCCTACATTTATAGTTAGTTTTGCCATATTATGCTCTATCTGTTGTTACATTATCTGCATCAGTGTGTATACTTCCACTGTCGACAGTATATGTGGTTAAGGGTACATTACCAAATGGGTTAGACGAATTGAATATTACCTCGCCAGCTTGATTCTTAAACTCATTGTTATCACCAAAAGATTGAACGATATCAACGTCTGTTTGCTTAGTTGTGTCAGTAGTTTTAAGACTTTCAAATACATCAATCTCTTCAATACCTGTTTCAATTCTTTCAGATGCGTATTGAAACAATTCTACTTGAAGACGATAAACATAAAGCTTTTTGAGTTGGTAAAATGGATCTTGATGTTCTACAAATTTAATTTCAAACAAACCATTTGTTAATGGAAAATATAATAGATCACCTTCACATGGCCGATTGGGAAGAATTGTAGAATTATGTTTTCCAACTACACGTTCCCAAGTTCTACGAGCAACAGTAAGAGTTGCCGATTGCTCCATCATCAATCCAAATTTTTGAACAAATGCGCCTTGACCTTCAAATCCAGAAACTGATTCTAAATACATATCAATAGGATATGCATTTTCAAATTTGGAAAGTCTGTCTTCGCCAAGTATTTCGTCTTTATTAATTAAAGTTCTTGGTACATAGTAAAATTGTTGACCCCATATAGAAATAGACTCAATGATCAAATCTTCGATAAGATATTGTTCATTTTTGGTTCCGTGCGAAAAATATACGTTTGGCATATTAATTTCAGCCAAGCATAAATTCAAGAGGTGCGGATTTACTCATGATGTCGTTTTCGAGTTCTTTTATTTCATCGTTGGCTTCGCTATAAAGTCTATCGCCATCGATAGTAACTCCACCAGGAAGTTGCATACCTTGGAATTTCTTTAAGTTTGTCGCCCATTGCTTTTTAATGAGTGCAGTGCAATAATGTTTGAGCCATACTTCATTGTACATTCTAG